GCAGGGCCATCAGTTATCTAAATACCGGATCACCTATACCAAAACCAAAGGTAAGAAAAACCGAACCGTACCGATATCACAGGCTCTGTATGACGAACTCCCCAAAAACAGAGGGAAGCTATTCACGCCATGCAGAAAAGCCTTTGAGCGTGCTGTAAAAAGAGCGGGTATCGACTTGCCTGAAGGCCAGTGCACGCATGTGCTACGCCATACATTCGCCAGTCACTTTATGATGAACGGCGGAAATATACTAGTGTTGCGAGATATCCTTGGTCATTCTGATATAAAAATGACTATGGTTTATGCTCATTTTGCGCCTGAACATCTTGAAGATGCAGTAAGCAAGAATCCGTTACACTATCTCTATAGTAGTAATTTTTAAACTCCTTTTACTCTGAATATTAATCTACAAAAGCCATTTTACTTGTTTTTCGCAATCTTGAAATAAGCCTTGCATTAGCATATGAAAAAGTACCTTCTGTCGCATATGAATACTCAAAAACAAGTATCTGCTCATATTGTTTATCATCAAAGCACCCACGACAAACTTCAACGATATATTGCCCCATCAAATTATTTTCAATATGTATAAATCCAGTCCCGACTGACATAATTTTTGCGTTGCCATTTGAAACCAACCCCTGATAGGTTTTATATTTATTTTTATAATTACATTCTCCAGAAAGATCTGGAAACATAGAAGCACACATCATTGATATATCACAAAGTCCAAGTTGATGGATAAGACTTTTAGAAGGAGTGCTTGCAGCAGAAATGAAATTAATAAGTGATGAAATGCACCTTAACTTCGAAGCTATTTTGATATCAAAATTATTCTTTTCTGCATAACCCTTGTTGATACATGAAGAATAATCTTCACAAGTTGAAACAATCAACTCATTCCCAGAACTGTCAACCAATGTCACCGGCTCAGATATAGCCTTCTTTTTAAATTCACTAAACACTTCAGCATTGAACAAATCAAATTCTAACTCTGGGTATTGTGCTAATATATTTTTTGATATTTCAGTAAAACCAAAACGGGCTTGATCCACAAAGTTTACAACATCACTTTTTGTCACTTCATTGCACTCAAGTGCCTTAGCTATTAAGTGCCTTGCTTTTTCAATGCCAGATTGCTTTTCAAAGTCCTCAATAAAAACCTCAACAATCTTTTTCTTTTCCATAGAGAAAGAAAGAAAATACATTAACGCCCGCTTAGGTAAAACTGTCGCCCCTTTATTACCATTAATCCTTCGCCTGGCTGGAACTAAATTTTCGTATCCATTTATATTAAAACCGTCGTCTAACCCCAGTTCTTTTTTAAGTTCAATCCATTCATCTGGTCGTTCTAAAATATTTTCAGGAATTATATGTTCAATATCAAAACTATCAAGTAAAAGTACTTCATCAGTATAAAAGCATCTTTTACCATATGCTTTCCAGATAGCTTCTCGCTGAACTCGACTGAATTTCGTTATAGACATTTAAAATCTCTTCTTTTTTTGTTATGTATACGTTTGCATTCATGAATGTTAGTAACATTATCATACGATGCTTTTGGCGGCAAATTGGCGGCAGACCATTAAAAACTTATAAAATGGACAAACACCAAATAAAACTAACCCTCTGTTTTTGATAGTAAAATATTGTTTTTGTTATAGTTAAAATAGTATGTAGGAATTTCGGACGCGGGTTCAACTCCCGCCAGCTCCACCACTTTCTAATTGTTTGAAGTACAATGAAGTCTACTAAGCCCGCATGGAACCAGCCTTGCGGGCTTTTTTACGTCTATTGTAGGCTAGTGAGAATTGCTGAGAACTATCACTTATGGCACCCTGAATGGGACCCACAACGAAGGGTCCAAAAATCGAGGGTCCCAAAATGGCAAAAATCGCTAAGAAGCTCACTGACACTGAAATCAAAAGCACGAAGCCAGCCGATAAAGAAATCAACTTGTTTGACGGTGATGGTTTGATCCTGCGAATCGCTCCTCTCACAAAAGGAGGGAAGAAGAATTGGTATTTCAGATATGCGGTCCCAGTGAGTAAGAAAAGAACCAAAATGAGCCTTGGGACCTATCCTCACCTTACACTGGCAAGAGCCAGAACCTTACGAGATGAATACCTTTCCTTGCTTGCCAATGGCATTGATCCCCAAGTCCATAACAGCAATAAAGCTAATGCCTTAAAGAATGCTACTGAACACACTCTCCAAGCCGTGGCAAGGAAATGGTTAGATGAGAAGGTAAAGACCTCAGGTATCTCACAAGACCATGCAGAAGATATCTGGCGAAGCCTGGAGAGAAATATCTTTCC